TGCATATATGCACACGGCTAAAGCGACAGTTTAGGTACTGACACAAGATCACTTGACCTAAACGGTGTGGTGGGTGCCATCCCGCCGCCACGAAAGACCCGACTGGGTCCGAGCCCGCCAGATCGCCCTCGGTAAACGCATCGCCGACCTGAGACGGGCAGCCGACCTCTCACAAGACCAGCTAGCCGCACACATGGGAGTCGAGAGGCGGACCGTGCAACGCTACGAGAACGCCGTCACTGACCCGCGATACGCGGACCTCCTGCTGCTGGCTCACGCTCTTCGAGTGCACGTCTCCGACCTCCTCGTCACAGGCGGGGAAGCGCGGCAAGGTCCGGGACGCGCTATCGACCCTGAGTAAATACCTGGCCCGGGAGGGACGAAACCGCTGTCATACATCTGAATGCGGGGATCCCGTGCACCACTTGTGAAGATCTAACCGTCCGTGTAAGCCCTGGCCAGCACGTACCCGCCTGACGACAACACACCCCGTGCGAAGCCGTCAGCCGCCACCAGTCGTCAACTGGGGTGGTTCAGCTCCCGGTAAGCCGCCTCGCAGGCATCACTCCACGCCCTCCACAACCGGTCCCCTACAGGGCAGCGATCACGGTCGATATCACTGCAGCGAGGACAGCCCGCAGCATGCGCGGTGTGCGCCTGATGCGCCCGCTGCACGGGGCTTAACCCTGCCGGAAGTATCCGCGCCGGCCGGGTTCCGGGGGATGGTGTGGCGTCTCTACGCTCGTCCATGTCGACGGCTCCATCGTCGGCTGCCCTCGGGGCTGCTGTGCCGCGGCTCCGGGGGCGTTCTCTTTGCTCCACAATGACATAGCACGCCATAGCTTGCCTGGCGTACTACCGATCGCCGTGGCGGATCATGGGCTTCTACGGTGCGCTCATGGAGTTTGCTGCAGATCGCCCCAGGTGGAGGCAGGTCCACGAGGTGATCGTGGAGCGGATCCGGTCGGGCGTGTATGCCCCTCGTTCGAGGGTGCCGTCGACGGTGCAGTTGATGGGTGAGTTCGGGGTCGCGAACGTGACGGCGCAGAAGGTTTTGCGGCAGCTGCGCGACGACGGGCTGATCTACACCGAGCCGGGCATGGGGTCGTTCGTCACCGAGCTGCCGCAGCCGCCGGAGTCCGCCTCCTAGGCGCGCCAGGTCTGGCAGTCTGGCGGCATGCCTGAAGCCGTGAACGAAGACCGATATCTCCAGCTCGTCTCCGACGACACGATCCCGCTACGGCATCGCGTGCTGTGGACGCTGCTCCGGGAGGGCAAGCTGCGGCTGGGTGACTTGCTGTCCCTGGATGTACGGGATGCGGACTTGGGGGTGCGGATGGCGACGGTCGACTTCCCGAAGTATGAGGGCGATCCGCGCACGGTCCCTTTCAGCGAGCAGACAGCCGAGATGCTGCGGGAACTGATCGGCACTCGTGACGAGGGTCCTCTGTTCGCGACCCCGACTGGCAGCCCGATGTCGAAGGATGACGCAGTGTGGTTTGCCCGGCGCGCCGGGGTGAGCATCCACGGCTTCCGGCTAGGCGGTCAGCAGCAGAAGGTGGCTGAGGCCACCCGGTCATAGCCCGCTGTCAGACCCGCGCCCTAAGATCGAGGGCATGCCCCCCACTCCCCCGGCCTGTGGCCGACCGCGCCCAGCTGACGTGGTCAACGAGCTGATCCGCGCGTTGTTCGCGCGGGCCGGCGGGCGCCTGTATGGGGAGGATCGGGCGGAGTATGAGCGGCTCGTCACGGAGTGGACGATCGCGATAGCCGCCGAGCGGGACCGGCCGGACGTCGTCGAAGCGGCGTAGCGCCGTCCGGGTCCCGCCGTCGGACGGCCGCGAGGGGTGGGCGCAGACGCACTGATCGCTCAGGCCTGGCCACCGCCAGGCCCCGGTCCCCTTGCTCTTGAGGGCGCGCGCTGGCCAGCCACGCACGGGACGCCCCTACGGTGAGGGTACGCGCCGGGGTTGCCGTCTGCCTGACAGGACGGCCGTCCGCCGCCTACCGTGGCCTTGCGGTCGTCGCAGTCGCTGCCTCCGGACAGAGCCCCACGGGGCACTCCGACGACCGCACCCCTACGTCTGCGGTGGATCGTCCCGCTGCAGCCGCTCCCCCAGCTTGGCGGCCAATGCGTAGGCGGGGTGGTTATCGAGGCGGTTCGGGTCGATGGCGCGCGGCTGAGCCCAACCGTGCCAGGGATCGTAGTAGCGCAGGTTGATGCCGAGGATCTGCGCCGGGGGCCTCTCGCGGTACTTCCGGAAGAGACCGTCGTCGTGCGGCTCGCGGCCATTGCAGCTCCGGCAGAGAAGGCCGCGCATCAGGCCCGTGTCGTGGTCGTGGTCGGTCAGGAGTCGCAGGTCGCGGAAGCCGCAGACGGCGCACCGGTGACGGTGCCAGGCGTCGAAGGCTATGCGCAGGGCCTGCTCATCACCGGCCTGGAATCGGGGCGTGAAGTGGTCCGCGCTCCAGCCGTATTCGGCAGCGATGCGGTCGAGTGGGATCTCCGGGTCCCATGACCAGCACTCGGGTTCGCGGGCATCGAGGCGTTCGGCTTGGCGTTGCCTCTGCTCGGCGAAGATGGTGTCGCGCATCTGCCGGAGGTGCGCTGGTGCGTGCTTGGCGCAGAGGCCAGGGTTGCCGTCGACTCCGTAGGGCCAGGTGATGGGGAGTGCCCGACAGGGCCGTCCTGACTTGGCGGTGGCGGTGCAGGTGACTGTCACTTGCGCCCCGAGGGCTGATGAAAGGCGGTTCGGATGATCGCTCGCTGCTCGTCGGAGAGGGGAGGGGCAGCATCGACGATGCGCCTGATGCGGTCCCAGTAGGCCTCGTTCTTCTTCGGGTCAGGGTTGCGCACGGGGCGGGTATCGCTCATCACTTCCCCTTTTCCTTCCTGGCGTTGGTGGTCGATCGGTTGAGGTGGCCGTACACGGTGGTGCGCGGCACGCCGAAGAGGTCGGCGATCTCCTGCACGGTCTTCTCTCGCTTGTCGTATAGCTCCTGCGCGAGGATCGCCTGCTGTTCGGTGAGTCTGGGGCGACGTCCTCCGATGCGTCCGCGAGCCCGTGCGGCGGCGAGGCCGTCCATGGTGTTCGCCAGGATGAGCTCGCGCTGCAGCTCGGCCATGACGCCGAGCATGCCGAACATGGCCCGGCCCTCCGGGGTGGAGGAGTCGATGCCCTGCTCGATGATGTGCAGTCCGACTCCCCGTTCCTTCAACTCGGCACCGAGGTTGACGAGATGGAGCAGCGATCGGGAGATCCGGTCCAGGCGCGTGGCCTTGAGCGTGTCTCCTTCACGTAGGCGCTTCAGGAGGATGTCGAACTCAGGCCGAGACGCCTTGGCGCCGCTGGCGTAGTCGATGTGGATGTTCTTCTCTTCGACGCCAGCCCGCAGGAGGGCGTCTATCTGGTGATCCGGGTTCTGGTCGGCGGTGGAGACCCGGGCGTATCCGAAGTCCATGACGACAACCATACACGCGCACTGTTATCCGACATAGATTTTCGACGCGAGTTATCGACAACAACTTCCTGCAGCGATAGGCTTGTTGACGAGATGACGACAGACGACGGTTTTCCGTCACGCATGGATCAAGGAGGTGGCGTGGAAGCAAGAGAGCCAAACTCCGCTCGCGCCCTCAAGGCCAGGATCGAGGCTGTGACCAAGGGGCTCCACTATCAGTGGGCCGAGGTCTGGCTGGAGAGAAACCCAGGGGCGACTGCCAAGGAACTCCTGCTCTTCCTCGCGGAGCAGGCCGAGGGCGCGAGGCGGGAAGCCATCGAGGCGGAGATGGCTTCCATGGAGATGGATGAGCTGGAAGCCGCCGAGCTGGTGGATCGGTACATGGACTACCGGACCGCCATCAACAAGGAGTTGGACAGTAAGTCCTGAGGCCGACAACCGCGCCCGCGTGGCTGCGGCTACGTCGGCGCCCCCGCCAGCATCCGCAACCACCTGAACCGACACCACAAGGAGAACTGAGCATGGGACGTGAAGTCCGGCGAGTGGCCCTCGACTTCGACTGGCCACTGAACAAGGTCTGGGAGGGCTTCCTGTCGCCTGACCGGTTCGACGAGGAGAAGTGCCCCGCCTGCGAGAACGGCTACTCGCCGCGCGCGCAGAACCTGTATGACCTCTGGTACGGGAAGATCCCCTTCGACCCGGCCACCACCGGCTCCACCCCATGGGGGCCCGACACCCCTGCCATCCGGGCCCGCGCTGAGCGGAACATCGCTCAGGCCCCCGAGTACTACGGTCGCGGCGAGGCCGCCATCGCACGTGAAGCCCAACGACTGGCCGACCACTTCAACAACGGCTGGCTACACCACATCGACCAGGACGACGTGGACGCACTCATCAAGGCCGGACGTCTCTACGACTTCACGCACGTGGTCGTTCCCGGCGAAGGCTGGAAGCCGAAGGATCCTCCGGTACATCCGACGGCGGCCGAGGTCAACGCGTGGTCGCTGAGCGGGCTCGGCCACGACGGCATCAACGCGTCCGTCGTCATCCGAGCCCGCTGTGAGCGTGAGGGCATCGACGACACCTGTCCGACCTGCAAGGGCCACGCCAGCCTGGAGAAGTACGAGGGGCAGCGCGCCGAGGCCGAAGCATGGGAGCCGACCGATCCGCCGGAGGGTGACGGCTGGCAGCTGTGGGAGACCGTGAGCGAGGGCTCGCCCGTCAGCCCCGTTTTCGCTACGGCCGACGAGCTGGCTGGGTGGATGTCCGACCTGGCGCGCGGTGACCGGTGGGTTCCGCCTGCCGCCGCTGCGAAGTTCATCGCGGATGGCTGGGCGCCCAGCTTCGTCGGCACCCCCGGCACGGGCATCGTGTCCGGCGTCGAATGGGTCGGACACCACGCCGACGACGAGCAGTGAGCGGTCCCCGCCTGTCGTTACCAGGCGGGGACCTGCCCCGACACTACCCCGGACACGACGAAGCGCCCCGCCCCTGCCGCCGGATGGCAGCAAGGAGCGGGGCGCGTTCATGGCCGGTCAGAGGCAGCCGAGGATGACGACGATGTGCACCAGCACGTCCAGCACGAGAACACCTCCTCCCCTACAGAGAACGGATCGGGCAACCGGCCTATGGGGGCTGGCCGGTGGTCTACATGCGGCCGTCAGTCGGCCTCGTCCTCCGGCGGCCACTCCGGTTCCCGGAACAGGCCCTGCCACTCTGGCCGCGGCGGCCTATCGGTGTGCTCCGCCGCGGGCTGCCCGATGCCTTCCCCGACCTCCCGGTCCGCCACGACGCCTCCCACCCACGACAGCAGCAGCCACCAACAGGGCACCCTGCGGAACCAACGGACCCGACGGCGACGGCGATGGTCCGTCCGTTGACGTGTCCGAACACGCATACTCCGGAGCGCTGTCCGGGGAATCCGCGGTCCGCGTACACGACACGTGATGCGTCACACCCGTGCCGTCCGTCCAGGAGTACGACCAACCCGCCGGCGGCTGGCCCGGGGCGCCCGCGTCTCCGGGATCGCCCTTGTCGCCCTTCTCCCCCGGCGGCCCGCTCGGACCTGGAACCGTCGACGACGGGCCCGGGGCACCTGACGGGCCCGCCACCGTCGAGTCCGCACCCGGACGACCAGAAGCGCCAGGCGGCCCCGTAATCGTTGGTGCCGGCTTCCCCGACGCCCCACTCGGACCGGCTGGCCCGCGAGGGCCGACGATCGACTGCCCCGGCTCACCCCGCGATCCTGGCGCCCCCGCAACCGGGGAAGCCCCAAGATGCTGCACCTGCGAGGCCAGAGCATCCCGGGCGGCGTTCGCAGTCTCCAGATCCTGGTGCATGCTCACGTACTGCACGGCCAGCAGGGCCATGCCGCCGCACATCACCACCACCAGGCCAGCAATGACCGTCTCGGCGCGCGGTACCAGCCGGCGCCGTTCTTTCTCCTCGATCGCGGCGTGCTTGGGATCGCTCACTTCACCACCGCCCAGATCGCGATCACCGAGGAGATGACGCACAACGCCACGGGCACGATCAGCTGATAGAGGCGGGCCTGCCGTTCTGCGTCCCGGCGTTTCGCCTCGTCACGCTGGTAGGCCTCGAAGTCGTCTTCCAGCTTGCCGTTCGCGTCCATGCACTGCTGCAGCGCCGTCTGGAGCCCCGCGAGGCGCTGCTCCATGTGGGTCGTCTGGATCGTGTACACGTCCAGGGACACCATTTTGTCGAGGCGGGCGTTCAGCTCTCCGAAGCGGCTGTCGAGCCTGTTCTGCAAGGAGCCGATGAGCCGCCCGAGTTCCCCGTTCGTGGGCTGCTCATCGGGCATCCGTCAGCTCCGATCACACGTCCTGGGGGGAAGCATGCCGCGGCGCGGTAGACGGCGTCTTCGACGTGACCTGCGTGCGCAGGAACATCGCGATCGCCACCTGGACGAACGACAGCACGACCGCCTGCTGGTCCGCCGACCAGTGCAGACCGAACCCGACCGCGAGCGCCAGGGCGGCCTGTGCGAGGCCGTAGATGGGCGCGGCGAGCGCGTCGTGCGCCATTACCGCGACGAGGAGGCCGACGGCCGCGGCGGCGACAGCGTTGACGACGGCCTGCTGGTCGGCGGTGATACCGACACCGAACGCGGCCAGGAGCTTGACGGCGACCGAGACGAGCGCAAGCCAGGCGGCCGGTTCTCTTCCGAAGATCTTCATGGGATTCCTCTCAGGGGGTCACGCGGGGATCCACACCCCGTCGCGGACGAAGCCGTGCGTGCCGCAGCACTGCCACAACAGCGAGGGCTCCAGATGCAGGGGCTCGCGGGAGACGAGCGTGTGTGCACTGGTGCCTGCGCCGATCCAGCCGCCGCTGACGGTGTTCTCTTCCGGCAGCTCGGCGTAGGTCGGGCACCAGTGCCAGAAGAACGGGTTGACCTCGTGGTCGAGCCAGCCGAAGAAGATGTCGTCGGTGAGCTTCGTCAGGCCAGCGAGCTCAAGGCCGGGCCACTCCGACGGCGGCTTACTACGGTCCACTCGGGTTACGATGCGCTCGGCCCGGTGACGTCGACCGACACCTTGACCACCGCGTCCGCGATGGCCTTCTGCACAGCCGCCACCACGGCGGCCGTGTCCACCTCGGAGCCGACGAGCTTCGCCAGCGCGGCAATCGCCGCCGACTGCGCCGACTCGGCAGCGAGGAGCTTCTGCAGCCGCTGATCGATGCCCTTCAGGTACGACTGCGGCTGCCAGGTGGGGTTCGTCTTCAGGTCCGGCGCGTCGGCTGGTGCGGCGACTTGGTCCGTCTTCCAGACCGCGTCGTAGATGTCCTGCTTGGTGATCCCCGCCATGGGGTCCTCCTCGGTTCCGGCTGCCCACGTGCGGAGGTCCGCGGCGGACAGGTAGGCGATGCTGCGGTCGACGGGCTGCGAGGTGAACTGCCAGATCAGCGGCTGACGCCCGGACGCCTTCGGGCGCGTGGCGGCTTCCGCGCGCGAGTACGCGGCCGGGCCCCACGGGTAGGCGGGATACCACCAGTCGACGCCGTCCGGCACGTGCTCCTTCGCGACGTCATCCGCGCTGGTGTAGACGCCGACCCGCTGCCCCGGGAACGCGGTGCGCACCGCGGCGAGCCACGTCACCACCCACTCGGCGATCTGCTTGTCCGAGCGCCCCGCATAGTTCCGGCCGTCCGAGTAGCGTTCCAAGTCCAGCCAGTGCACGAACCCCGGCCGCGCGTACGGCCCCACTGCGGCGATGTAGTTCGCCGCCTCCCGCGCCGGATCCTGCGTGGGCCAGCCGAAGTGGTAGGCGCCAGGGATGAGGCCGGCGGCGAGGATGCCGCGGATGTGGGCATCGAACCGACTGTCCCGGGATGTCTGGCCCTCGGATGCTTTGGCGAAGGCGAAGACGACGCCCTCAGCCTTCCGCGCCGCCCAGTCCTGGAGGCCCTGGTAGGCGGAGACGTCGATACCGCGGGAGGTGGTCATCACCCGCCTCCTTCCTGCCGGTTCTCGGCGCCGCCGAGGATGTGGTTGATGAGGAGTTCCTCGTGCTGCCGCTGCAGGGCGGTGATGTGGTCGCGGAGCATCGCGATGTGCCGTTTCGACCAGCGGCGGTGTGCCCACGCCCACGCTGCGGCCAGCGGCACCCAGATGATGTTCGCCGCGAGGTTCGGCCACAGCTGGGCCCACACGGTCATCAGGCGGCCTTGTTCTGCGCCCACGGCTGCATCAGATCGCTCAACTGGACGGCCAGAGCAGCCGCCTGAGCCAGTCGAGGATCCGGAGCAGGAGTGGGCGACGGAGGAGGGGTAGGCATCGGCGCAGTCGTGAACGCGAGGACAGTGACGTCGCCACCGTCGGCAAGGAGCGTCCGCAGGTCAGCGCCCGTGAAGTACCCGCGGCCGTTCACACCCCAGGACGGGCCCCACGAGTTGTCGACCCACGCCACGTCCTTGACGGCGTCGTACTCGCGGATCATCAGCTCATGACCGCCAGCCAGGCCGGATGTCTTGTCGACGACGATGCGGCCGTCCGCCTGCGGGTCGAACATCGAGTTGTACCAGTCGATGCCGATCAGGACCGGCCCCGACTGCAGCGCCGACCGCAGCGCGTCGTACGTGAACGCGTGCGTGTAGCCGGACGCGAGCCCGAGAGCCTTCGCGGTCTTCCCGCACGCCGGCCCGGACGAGCCGGTGTCGTCAGGCTTGTACTGGCCCTTGATGTCGTCGAGGCGCGTGTTCAGCTCGTACGCCATCACGGCGAAGGACTCGTCGAGGGTGTACGAGCCGGCCTTGAAGATGCCCTTGCTGTCGGCCTTCACTGTGACCTGTGCGGTCGCCGTGCGGCCCGCGGAGTCGGTGCCGAGTGCGCCGGTGAGGGCGTTGGCGGTGCACGAGCCGAGTTGTCCCTGGTCGAGGATCGGCGTGTGCCGGGCCCAGACGACGGACTGGATCGCGGACTTCGGCAGCACGCCGTGGGCGTAGCCGAGATTCCGCGGGTCGTGATGCTGAATGCGGCCGAGACCTGGGCGCGGCGAAGTGCTGGTCATGGTGCTCCTGGGCGTGCAAGAGCCCCCCAGCGCGCTGCCAGGGGCTCGGGTGTGGGCTGGAAGGGGTCAGTTGAAGACGGGTGGGTCGGCGGTGAGGTCGCCGCCGGTGTAGACGCTGGTGATCTCGGTGCGTTCGACCGTCACTGATGCGCTGGTGCCCGTCGGCCAGGCGACGCCTTTCATGGCCCTGGCCAGGGCGAGCGCGGAGGCGTCGTCCATTCCGGACGCGGTGGTGAAGGTGAGGAATGCGGTCTCTGCTTCCCCGCCGCCGTGCTGGAGGTAGAAGCCGATCTGGTAGGTGGTGACCGAACTCGCCGTGCTCATGGGACTCCTTAGCTGCTGATCCAGCACACGGACATGGCGGGCCCGAATCCGACGGATTGGGCGGTACCCAACGGGGTGGTGGTGGAGGTGTGCCACATGACCATTTCGACGTAGTCACCCACGTTGAGGGCGAGTTCGACCGAGCATGCCCCGATCCAGGAGTTGGTTCCGGCGTTGACTTGCTGGGTGGAGGAGCCGCGGACGTTCGCGCCGTTGACGTTGATGCCGAGCTTGCGGTTGCCGTTGCTGTTGGAGGTGAATCCGCCGACGGCGATGACGCGGTAGGTGCCCGCGACTTGGATCGTGTACCGGCTGGTGTTGGTGACTGTGGAGTGGCCGTTGTCGGAGTCCCAGTCTTCGCTGTCGAGGGTGATGGGTGTGTCGGTGGCTCCGGTGGCGATGGACTGGCTGGTGGAGGCCCAGCCTTTGAAGCGTGGGACGCCGTTGGTGCCGGAGCCCAGGAGGAAGTCCATGGTGGCTTTGACCTGGGCTGTCCAGAGGGCGCCGGTCAGGTAGTTGCCGGGTGATTCGGTGACGGAGACGGGCACGGTGCGGGGCACGCAGGCACCTCCAGGCGGGTAGGGGCCCGCGCGGGCCCGACATGATCAATAAGCGAACGCGACAGAGTCGAACTTGGCGACGTTGTCCCACGTGGTGGGGTCCGTCGTGCCTGCGGGCAGCGGTTCGTTGACCAGGTCACCGGCCGTGTGGGCTTTGGTGGTGGCCGCGGTGAGGGTGATGGTGGCCGTGGTCCAGCCGGGCGACGTCGCCCCGACCGTGGAGATCGTGACGGTCTCCTGGTTGCCGGTGTTCTGCCCGAGCACCAACTGCTGCCCGGCCGCCAACTGCGCGGCGAGTGGATTCACGTTGTCCTGGCTGGCGTTCACCACGATCGACGTGACCCCCGACGCGATAGACGCGTTGAGGGTCGTATGCCAGGCCGCGAAGATCCCATACGGGGTCAGGTCGGCAGGCGAGCACTGCAGCGTCTGGAAGGCTTCCCCGTCGTCCCCGAACTCCCAGCTGATGTTCTCGATGAAGCATTCGATCTGCGTCACCGGCACCCCGGGAGGCCGCCGCATCACCCGCACCCGCATCCCGAGTTCCAGGCTGAGGCAGATAGGCCACATCGCCGGATACGCACTCGGGTGCAGCTTGAGCGTCGCGACGCGGGTCGCGGGCTGCTTGTACCGGGAGAGCAGGTAGTCGGCGGCGTCCTGGCACTCGTTGGGGTCGGAGGCGTTGATGGTGCGGGCCATCGTCCTCGGGAAGTAGTTCGTGATCGACGTCGAGTCCTGGGCGTAAAAGTTCTGCCCGGTGGACTCCTGGGTGACCGTCACCTGGTTGGACAGGTGGGTGGAGTCGAAGTCCGTGCTGATGTCCTCATACGGCCACTCGTTTGTGTTCTCCCCGAACGTGTACACCGGGGTGAGCGCGTTGTAGCGGGCGCTACGAGCCTTGAACTGCACGAACCCGGAGCGGTCGACGAAATGCTCACCGTTCTCCGTGTCCGTGACCGCCTGCAACGCCGACACCGCATCCTGGCCCTCAATCGCCGCGGGCCCCATCGATGTGGTCAGCCCGGTCTGCAGCGTCGACGGGCCCGTGTAGCCGGCGTAGCGGAGGATCCGCGCGTACCGGGCGTTCGTCGACTCGCCCGCGCACGCCGACCGCCACGCGGTGTAGATGTTGTTCATGGCCGTCGTCGACAACTGCGTCGGGAACTCTGCGACAAAGCTCATGTCGCCCTTGAAGTTGAAGACGGTGCCGTTGCCGACGGTCGGGTCGACGTAGGCGGCGATGTTGTCGCTGATCAGCCCGGACGGCTCATCGGTGGAGGCGATACTCGTGTAGGTCCACGAGACGCCGTCGATGCCGATCCGCAGTGTCGCCGAGGTGCGGTCGTAGGCGGCGAACACGAGATGCCAGTCGGAGTCCAGGACGGTCGGTCCGGGAGCGTAGATGGTGCCCACGCCCCCGGAGGCCGGGCCTCGCATGACGAAGCCGACCTTGCCCGTGGAGTCGATCTGCCAGAACATACCCGACCCGCTCGGCGCGTTGTTGGCGCGCTGCCGGTCGAACGCGGACGCGAATACGGCCAGGCTGGTGGGGGTCGGCCCCGTGTATTTGAAGGCGATCATGCGGGTCCATGAGGCCAGGTTTGCCGGGCCGAGGATCCCTGCCGCCGCGAGTTGGATGAACGTGGCCGCGCCGATCGTCGAGGTGCCGGGATTCGCGTTCGACACCGTGGCTACGGTCCCCGAACTGCCCGTGTATACGCCGGTCGCATCGGCGGCGGTGACCGTGGCGCCGAAGGTCACGGAGCCCGCGCCGTACTTGGAGACGCCGAGCTGCGCGGCCGGGTTGTTGCCGGTCCAGTCCGACACAGCGGTCGACCCGCTGGGGTCGTCGAGCCGGTAGACGAACCGCGGACTGTTCCCGTTGATCTCCTGGGTGAGCGGATCACTGAGTTGCTTCTGGGAGAGCAGCGAGAACGCGTCCACCGCACTGGGCTGCACGAGCCCGTAGGTGCCGGACATGTCCCACGAGGACGGCCAGCGCTCCATGTACCCCGCATAGACCGGGTACATGATGCCGGGGCACGCCCACGCTGATGCGGTGGTGGCCGTCTCAAGCTGCCAGCCGTCCACCTGCACGCTGCACGTCGCCGCCGCTGCGGCGGCCGTCTCCACGCCCGCCGACAGGCGCGCCGCATCCGCCGGAGCCGTCGCCGTTATGGACACCTGCGTCCACCCGGCCGCCGTCGCCCCCGTCAACGTCACCGCCGACGAGCGAGTCGTCGTCTGCGTACCGCCCACATTGGTAAACGCAATCCACGCGTTCACCTGCAACGATGTTGATGCGGTCACATCCCGAACCCACATCGACACCGTGTACGCGATGCCCGGCTTGACCGCAGGCTGGGCAGTGAAACAGATCGCCGTATGCAGCGCCGTCGCGTTCGGCACCGAGAACTGAAAGACCGAGCCGCCCTGCCAGGCCGTCGCCGACGCGACGATGCTCCCACCCGAACTGTCGGAGAACGAGAACACGTCGATGCCGCCGGAGCCCTGCGGGATCGTCCCGGCAGAGAACCCGCCGAGATCCCCGCCCGTCGCCTGAACCTGCGTGAGACGGTTCCTCGTCGCAGGCCACTGCGCGCGCCGCCGGTACGGCTGATACGGCAGGATGTGCCCGTAATACGGGCCCGACGCGTTCGTCGGATCGAGAGCTGCGTCCTTGTTCTCCAGAGCCAGTGACGCCTCACCGCTGCGGACCTGGTCCAGTTCGTACTGCCGCCCCCGCTGCACGGACACCGACTGCCGGGTACGGTCGCTGACATCGACGTACCGGTCGAGCGGGGAGTCGCCGCCGTTGGCGTTCCAGACTGCACCCCAGCCGTCCTCAACCCACGGCCAGTTCGGATTCGCCAGGCCCCCCGACCGGGTGTTGACGTTCTGGATCGCCGCCACATTCCCGGCCGCCTCGGTCGCGGTGGCACCCGTCTGCAAGTACACGGCCACCGATGTCGCCGACCACGCGTACGCCATCGTCGCCAGCGTCGTCCAGTTCAGGCCGTCCGGCGCCACATCGAACGCGAACGAGCCGCCGACCTCGCGGAACCTCCACCACCTGTGCGCGTGCGGATCGTAAGTGGGCAGCGCCGTCGACACCGGCGAGCCCGCCGTGAACACCTGAAGCTGAAAGCTACCGCCCGACGACACCGAAGCGATCAACGCATTGTTGCCGCCCGCGTCCAGCTTCAGGTTCGTCTGGACGTGCCCGTTGCCGTTCGCCGCGACCGTGATCTGCGCGTACAGGCTGCTGCCCGTAGCGTCGTAGCCGAGCGCCGACCCGAAACTGTAGAACGTGCCGCTCGTCGTACCCACGTTGAGGGTGACCAGATCGTTCACCGCATCGAGCGCGAACTGGCCACCCGACGTCGCATTCCACACACTGGTGTTGATCGCGCTCGCCGTGAACCCGTCGATCAACGTCGCCAGCTTCGCCACCGGACACCCCTCACTGACGCCCGGCGGCGCCCTCGAACTCGATCAACAGGTCAGCGCCTGTAGGACTGCCAGGTCTGCGCATTACGCATCCCCAGGCGGGCGAACTCCTGCTGCATCACATCCCGCAGCTCACGGTCACTACGGACCGAACCCTCAACCCGGACGTTCACCGTGTACTGGTTCACCACCGTGGTTCCCCCGCCGGCCATGGCCAGCCCAGCGCCCATCCGGGCGCCCGCGCCCGCTACGGAGCCGGCAAGCCGGTGCACGGCCTGTGTGGCATGCCGTGCACTGCCGTCGACGCCCTTGGCGAGGCCCTTGGGAATCCACGTGCCGATCTCCGCGAACACCGTGGACGGGGACTTGATGCCGAGCGCGTGCTTGATCGCCTTCTTCATCGATTCGGCGATCTTCAGCATCTGGTGCTCGATCTGCTTCTCCTGCGACTGCAGACCCTTCACCAAGCCCTGCGCCGCGCGGATCCCTGCCCCGTACATGGAGTCGGCGACCGCCTTGCCCGCACTCGTGGCCGCGGACTTCGTGGTCGTGTTCAGCGTGTTGATCTGCTTGATCTGTGCCGCCGACGCGTTCTGTAGTGCCGCCGCGGTCGCCCCGCCCTGGTCGACGCCGGCCGCCGCGATCTGGGCGATCAGATCCGAGCTGAGGCCCTTCTTCTTCAGCGCCTGCAGCTGGGCCGCGAACTGGACGGCTTTCTGCATCTGGTCGCGCATCTTGTTGACGACGTCCTGCGCGGTGAGGGCGAAGCCTTCCTGGGGGGCGTCGGTGACGATGCTGAAGCCCTGCATGACGCCGGAGGCCACTGACTTGACTTCTTCCGACCAGGCTTTCTGCAGGTCGGCCAGCTTCTTCTGCGCTGTTTTGATCTTGGATGCGACGGCGTCGCGTTTCGCCGCGAGGCCTCGGAGGATCTTGTCCTCCTTCGCCGCGTACGCCTCCAGATGCTTGATGGTCTTCTCGTGGGAGGCGACCCACTTGTTGGAGACGCCCTTGTGGCCCTTCAGGTCCGCAACCCGGTTGTAGGTCTGCTGCAGCAGCGACTCGATCCTCCGCGTCGCGGCCTTCACCCTCGCCATGGAGCCCGTCAAACCGTCGACGAGGCCCTCGTTGACGTAGATGCCCAGCTGGCGGAACACCTTCGACGGGGAAGAGATGCCGAGGGTCTTCGCCGTCTCGGCGATCATTCCGGCGGCCACAGACCGCACGGCCTCATGCGCCGTGCGGGCGGTCGCGGTGACACCCTGCGCGATGCCCGCCGTGATGTTGGCGCCAACGTGGTCGGCGAACAGCTTCGACGGCGAACTGATCCCAAGGAACGACTTCGCGGAACTGAGAGCGTTCTTGGCGAGGCTCTTCAGAGACCCGAACAGGGCCCCGGCGGAATTTTCGACGCCGTGGACGATGCCCATGACGATGTTCCGGCCGACGCTGACGAAGCCGGTGACGAAGCCCTTGGCGAAGTTGTAGGCATACCTCAGACCACTGGTGATGGTCTTGCCGATGCTGGACATCGTGCCGCTGACCGCGTGCCAGGCCGCGACGAGCGGATCAACGATGGCGCCCTTGATGGCCGACCAGTAGCCCCGCGCGAAGCCCTCGATCAGGCTCCAGGCCGTCTTGAGCCAGCCGGAGAAGGCGTTCCAGCCGGCCTTCAGCACGGACCACAGAGCCAACATCGGGGTGATGACCGCGAACTGGATGGCTGTCCAGATGGCCCCTGCCATGGTCTGGATGCCGCTCCACACGCCTTTGAGGAAGCTGAGGATGGCGTTCCAGACGGTTTGCGCGATCGTGGTGATCTGGGTGTGGAAGTGGTTCCAGATGGCGACGAGTGCGGCGATCGGCGGCGCGAAGATGACCAGGAGGAGCGGCCACCACTTGCGGAAGAACCCGACGATCCCGTTCCACACGGTCGTTGTCGTGCTGGAAATGGCGTGCCAGACGGCGACGATGGCGTGCCACAGGAAGGTGACCCCGGTGACGAGGCCGTTCCAGACCGCCTGCAGGCCGTGCCAGAGGGCAACGGCCCCCATTTTCACGCCGGCGAACGCCGCCTGGACGATGGCGCGGAAGCGGGCGCAGTGGTTGTAGGCGTAGATGATTCCGGCGACGAGGGCAGCTATCGCGAGGACGACGAGAACGATCGGGTTCGCGTCCATGATCGCGTTGAAGACGAGCTGGATGCCGGCCCAGATCTTCGTGGCGATCGCGGCCAGCCGCTCCGAGAGCACGAATGCCTTCACGGCCTTCGCTGCGGCCAGGATCCCCCGGGAGAGGTCCATCACGCCGGAGACCGCGCCGACGACAGCGCCGGTCGCGAACGACACCACGGCGGCGGTGAGCACGCCGCCGATGACGACGGCGAGCGCGATCGCGGCAGCCTTGTTCTTTTCGAAGAACGTGACGACCTTGAGGATGACCGGGATCAGTTTCGTGCCGACCGTGATGGCGGCGGTCTGCACGGCCTCCTTCAGGCGGCCCATCTGGACGTTGAAGGACTGCTGGGTGATCTTCCAGCCTTCGACGTCCTTCGAGGCGTGGTTGAACGACTCCGAGACCTTGTGGACGCGGTCCTTGAAGCCTTCCGTGTTCTCCCCGGTCAGCTGCAGCGTGGTGTTGAGGCCGATCGCGCCGCCCGTGAGCTTCTTGATCGCCTCGGTGTATGTCTGGGCTGCCGGGCCGCCCTTCTTCAGCTCGGCGGAGAACCCGTTGGTCTTGTTCTGCAGCGTCGCGTACTGGGTGAGCAGGTTGGCCTGCTCCGGCGGAAGCCCCTTCAGTTGCTTGCGCCAGTCACCCAGGCTGATCGAACCTTTCGCATACGACTGGGCGAGCTTCTGCAGGTTCGGGGGCATCGACTTGACCATCTGGTCGGCGTCGGCCGCGGCCTGCTTCGTCTTGTTGAACGACGACAGCAGCAGGGTTCCGGACTTGCCCATCTGCTGCAGTACCGTCCGCGACAGCAGATCCAACGTGCCGGACAGGCCTCGCTTGCCGAGCTTCGTGGATACGTCCACGCTGGACAGGCCGAGGCGCTGCATCTCCTGAACAGCGACGTTGTTCGGCGCCGCCAACTGGCGGATCGTGGAGGCGAGTTCCTGCGTGGCCTCACGCGCCGAGGTGCCGTGTTGGGTGAGCGTGGCGATCGCGCCGCCGACCTCACCGAAGGAGATCTTGTTGGCGGAGGCGATCGGGATGACCGTCGACAGGGATCCGGCGAACTCCTCCATGGTCATCTTGCCCTCGCCCGCGGCGGTCTTGAGGGCGTTCATCACGCGGACGCTGTCGCTCGCCTTCAAGTGGTACGACGCCATCACGGACGTCATCGCGTTGGTGACGTCCTTGAGGTTCGCGCCCTCCTCACGGGCGCCCTGTGCCGCGGCCCGCAAAACCTTCAGGCCATCACCGGACCGGTAGCCGGCCTTCTCGACCTGGTACATGCCCTCGGCGAGCTGGTCCGTCGAGGTGCCCGTCTCCCGCGCGAGGGACATGACGCCGTCGGAGACCTTCTTCAGGTTCCTCGACGACTCCCCGCAAGCGGTGACCAGCAGGTTCATCTGCTGCTGGAAGTCGCCTGCCGCCTTCACGCCGTAGGCGACGAAGCCGATCCCGACCAGCGTGGTGGCCGCACCCAGCTTGCGGAGCATCGCTGACGCGCCACCCATGCGCGTCGTGAACGACTCGCCCTCCTCTGACGCCCGGCGCATGCCAGCGGTGAACGGGGCGGTCTCGGCCCGCAGGATCGTGTACAGGTCGGCGATCTCGGCACCCACGCGTCCCACCGCCTCTCTGCACCAGGGGAAAAGGCGGTGTTGCCGGGTTCAGGCGTGAGGCCACCCGACGCGGAACGCGGCCCGGTACAGCTGGGGGGCGACGATGCGCATGCCGAAGTCAGCCGCCGGCTTGAGGAAGGGGTAGGTGGCGCCGTTCTTCAGCCCGGTCTCCAGGTAGAAGCCGTACTTGTTGGCCGGGGTGCGCCCGTAGGGGGGTGTGAAGCCGACTGCGGTGCCGACTTTCGTCTCCCAGCCTTTGCCGGTGAAGGTCACCGGGGAGTGGGAGAGGGCGCGGCGCAGCGTTCCTGAGATGACGGCTGGCCCGGTGCCTGGGCTTGCCGGGGTCTTGGTTCCGCGCTTGTGGGCACCGACCGAGGCGTTGATCTTCGCTTGGCGTTCTACCGCCAGGGCGGTCGCAGTGAGGACCCGGCGCGCCTTGAGTTGGGCTTCGCGGTCGATCTCGGCGAACAGCCGGGTGAATGTGCCGGGCCTGAGCTCGCCCATGGATCACCCCCGTGATGCCCGTTCGGCTTTGCGCCGTTCGCGTTCGATCTGGCGTTCCTCGTGCTCGTTGATCATGCTGAGGAAGTCGACGCAGTACCGGCGCACATACAGCGGAGTCCGCTGGAGCTGCTCCCACGACCAGCGCATCTGCCTCATCAACGCGAAGTCGGTCCATTCCGGCGGCGCGGGCTCGGTGCTGCCCCACCTACCCTCGATGATCGACTCGACGGGGAGGAGAACGTTCTCGTAGTACGGGGAGCCCGGCTCTACTGAGGGTCCGCGACCCGGCCGACCTCCTCGCCGATCCGGTTGATGATGGCCAGGGGCAGGCGCGCGATGTTGTCGACGGTGATGGCGCCCAGCCGCTTCTGTTCGCCCGCGCCGAGCGTCTCGAAGAGATCGGCCGGATCTGCTTCCGGGTCGATGTCGAGAGTCGCGTCCGGGTCGAACGCCTCGTAGACCTTCCACGCGACGATCAGCCGCGCCATGACCCGGTACATGGCGCGCTGCGCCTCCTCCGGGTCCTTCGGCTGCCCGTTCTCGTCGGTCGGCACGTCCTCGGGCTGGATCTCGGACGGTGGCAGGAGCTGCGGGTTCTTCATCAGTACGCTGATGTCGTCGCCGAGCTCGGGGAACGGGAGCAGGACATACGGGTTGGTGTAGCCCGACATGGGCGATCTCCTTGCAGGGTGAGGGCGTTGAGGGCGTGAGACCCCGGCCGTACCGCGACGCCCTCACGCGCGGGTACGGCCGGGGAGTGAAAGCAGGTCAGTACGCGCTGGCGGTGAAGTTCTTCAGGACGGCCTGCACGGACCCGGAGTCGGTGGCGTTGTACACGCCGGAGATGTCGAAGTCCGCGGTCACGTACGTCCCGGACACGTCCGGCTTGCCCTTGCTCCAGCCGCCCTGCGTTGTCGTGAGCGTCAGCGACGACCCCGCCGCGTCGACGCCCGCACCGACCGGCTGCACCAGCGACATCGACGTCGGGTTGTTCTGCAGGGCGTTCAGGTACAGGTTGTAGTCGTTGTCGTTCTCGTAGATCGCCTTGTACGCGATGTCGGCGTCGAGGACACCGGAGAAGACCTCACGCGGCTGCTGGCTGCCGTTGGATGCGTGGATGGCCTCGATCGGCCGCTTCAGCGTCATCTCGTACGACAGGCCGCGCGTCGACGTGGCGCCCGCGTTGGTCATGGCGAACTGCCAGCCCAGCAGCGGAGCCGGCTGCGAGAACGCGGGCGTGAACGGGCCCGCTTGGACGGTCGGGATCCATCCCATGTACTTGGCGCCGCAGGTGACGATGCCCTTCGGGTCGACCTTGATCGATACGTCGGACAGCATGCAGCCTGCGTAGCCCCACGCCTCGTAGACGTTGGACTGGGTCAGAGAGTAGGTGGGCTTCGCCTGGGTCGCGGACTGCTTGAAGGTGTGGGTCGTCTGGGAGACGACGGCCACGGCCGAGTTGTGGGCGTATGTCAGGCCTGTCGTCGGGGTGGCGATGGGGATCGTGTAGGGGCCGGAGCCGGTGGGGGTTCCGGTGGTGGCGTATTCGACCTTCGTCCCAGTGTCGATCATGATGGTGGAGCCGACCGGGATCGACGCCGCGGTGCTGATCGACGTGGCGCCCGCGATGCTGGACGAGGACAGCGTCGTCGACACGCCCGCCGTAACCGTGTCCGGGCCGATGATGCGCAGCGCGTAGCCGAGCGCGTCCGGGTAGCCGTTGAACTCCAGGTCCACGGCACTGTCGCCGGCACCCTGGTAGAGGCCCTGCAGGTTGGAGTCGTTGTTGCGGTACGACTCGTCGCGCAACTGGTCGTAGTTGACCTCGAAGTCCATCTTCGTGCAGGCCAGGTAGTAGGAAGGCGTCACCCACGTGCCCTGGGTGGTCTCCTTGGCGAGGCCCACATATCCGAGCCGTCCGAGCAGGGTCACTGCGGCTCACCTCCGTCCTTCGTGTCGGTGTTCGCGGTGGCGGCGCGCTTCCTGCTGGGGGACTTCGCCGGGGTCTCCCCGGCGGCCGGCTCAGGCTCGGCCTCGTCGACGGGGGTCCAGCCGTCGAGGAGGGCGGGGAGCACAGCGGTCTCGCCGGGGAGCACCGCGTAGGCCGGGCCGGCCTCGGTTTCGGCGACGTTGTAGATGTAGGGGGTGGTGTTGCGCTGCCGGACCGGCGGCGGTGTCTCTTCGGCCTCGGGCACGGGGATCTCCTCGCGGGATGGGGGCATGAAAAATGGCCCCCGCGAGGCGAGAGCCGGTGAATGAACAGGCAGGTCAGGAGGTGTAGTCCTGGTCGTCTGCCTGGTAGGTGATCGTGGCCGTCAGCTCGGCCTTCGCCTGGATCGGAATATCCGGGTCGTCGAACTGCACGTCGATGTCGGCCGGGTCTTCCGCGACGCTGAGGAAGCGGGCTCCGTGTGTCTTGTCCATGAACAGGCCGGAGATCCGGTCGACTACGAGGCCCACCGCGTTGTCGAAGTCCTCTTGAACGGACTCGGCCTGCCCCGTTGGGGAGGACTGGGGCCAGTACAGGTGCAGCATGAACGTGTGGTGGTTGATCTTGCGGTTGAAGCCGAAGCGCTCCACCCGCAGATTCGAGCGCCGCACGTACAAGCGGGCCTTGCGATGCGGGGGCGTCCGCGCCCGGTACGCCTGAACGATGTCCCACGGTCCCCCGTAGGCCTTCAGCAGCCCCGGCAGACCATCCGCGGCACTGTACGCCGCCAGCCAGGCGGCCTCCTTCTGTACGGCAGTGGGCACCACTCACCTCCTGTCAGGAAGGCTGGTAGCGGCAAAGGATCTCCTCGGCCTGCGTGCGCAGTGCGCCGGGATCGTGGCCGAACTGCGTGCCCGCCGGGTCGATTTCACCGAGCACCAGCACCGCGGCCTGCAGCTTGCACGCCCTGGCCAGATCGGCAGGAGACGTGGTGTAGCCGCCGCTGTAGACGGTGCGGATCAGGGAGCCGAGCGGCAGGAACGTGCCCAGGGTGAACCAGATGTGACCGGAGTCGGGTTCGGCGCCGATGATGTTCGCCGTGTTCACGACCTGCGTGCCGCCGTAGGAACGGAGGATGGTCACCTGCAGGTTGGAGTAGGTCCACATCTCCGGGTAGCGGGGTGCGAACTCGTTCAGCCACACGTGCCGCACCTGGTCGCCGGCGCCGAGCGCGTTCGCGTAGGAGCGGCCCAGCGATCCGAGGATGTCCATGGGCAGGTTCGTCGAGTCCGTGTACTCGTCCGGGTCGATCCCGGTGGCCCGGTGGGTTTCCGGCACGGCGGTGAATGGTGCGAGGCGTCGGCCGGCGATGCCTTCGCAGACGCGCGTGGACTCGATCATCAGCTGGTCGAGGGCGCTTGCGCTGTAGTCGCGCACCAGGTCTGCGAACTGTCCGTCCTGCATGTCCGCGCTGGTGGCGAGGGGGACGGGAGAGTCCGCGGCCATGGGCTATCCCTCTTCGACGGGCTTGCGCGCGGTGGTCTTGCGGGCGGTGGTCTTCTTGGCCGCCGGCTTCGCGTCGTCCTCAGCCTTGGGCTCGGCGGCTGGCGCGTCAGGGTCGACTTCGGAGAGTTCCGTGTTCTCGTCAGGGTTCTCGCCGTCGGCGGGTTCCTGGGACGGCTCGCCAGGGCCTTCGTCGTCGGCATCGGGAGTGACTTCGCTGAAGCCGCCGTCGGGGATCGACATCAGGGCGGCGATCTGCTCGGCGTCGTCGATGTCGACGGCCGCGCCGTCTTCGGGCCAGGTGTTGCCGAACGAGTCGGACCCGGCCCGCTCCTTGCGGATGAGCGGCATACGTCCGCTCCCTTCGGTGAGGTGGGGTCCGGCGGCGCGCGCAAGGGCCACTGGATGGCGCGCCGCCGGACGAGGGGAAGATCAGCTGGACAGTGCCGTGCTGACGCGGCTGACGCGGCCGAGGTACTTGGGCGCACGGACAGCGAGGCAGGTGTCGGACGCGATGGCAAACGGGAGGCTGTCGGGGCTGGACGTGGTGGGGTACACGTCGAGCGGCTCCAGCTCGCGGACGTAGGGCCGCACGACGAAGTTGGGGTCGCGGGCCATCAGGTAGATGTTCTCCGACCCGGAGGCCTGCGGCTTCATCGAGCTGTTGGTGCCCACGTAGGCGGCCGGCACGGAGGCCGGGACGGTGGAGCCGTTCTTCGGGGTGAGGGTGACGCCGTCGTCGAGGATGCTCGTGGTGAGGATCGGGGTGACGCCGTCGGTGCCGATGCCGACGGTGGCGTCGACGTAGCCGAGGAACGTTTCGGTGCCGGTCGCGGTGGACCGGTACACCTTGTACAGGTTGGGCTGGGAGCCGTCGAGGCCGCTCGGGGTGGAGAACGAGAGCGTCACGGTGCTCGTCGAGCCGGTGGTGGTCTGGGAGACCTCGGTCGACGGGAGGATCTCGCCCTGGCGGGCGATGACCGGCACGATCTGGTAGTAGTACGTGGCCGCCGCCAGCGAGCCGCCGGTCGTCGCGGTCGCCGTGGTGACCGCGCCCATCTGGAAGGCGCGCGCCGACAGGAACGACGACTTGATGATCGGGATGTCGCGGTAGGAGATGACGTTGAGGCCGGCCGCGACCTCGATCTTGTCCATGAAGCGCTGGTTCGCGACGACGAGCTGCTGCACCTTCGACGCGGCGGTCGGCGACATCACCAGCATCCACGACTGGTCGGCGACCGGCATCGCGGCCTGCTGCTCGACCATGTCGATCAGCTTGTCCAGCCAGCCCAGCGAGAACGAGGCGCCGGCGGCGTCGAGGGCGTTCTGGTTGGTGCCGGAGAACGTGGCGGCAAGGGTGTCGAGGCCGTCGAACTGGGGGTAGCCGCCGAGTGCGGTGGAGCCGGAGTTCCCCCACAGGAGGGCGGTCTCGATGTCCCAGTACAGGCCCTGGACGCCGCCCTCGATTTCCTGCTGGCGCAGGTCGCCGATGAGCTGCTTGGTGACGGCCTGGGAGTAGCCGGTGACCGCGCCCACGCTCTGCATGTTGCGGATCGTGAACTGGTTCTGCACGTAGGTGCTGTTGGTGACCGGTCGGGCGCCGCCGTCGGTGACGAAGCCACCCGCGGCGCGGGCGGTGCGCTGGTTGAAGTAGTAGACCGTGGAGTCCCACTTGCGGGTCTGGATGGACCGCACGAGCGGGGAGTAGCGCCGCTGGTACTCCAGCAGCATCGGGTCGATGATCTTGTTGATGAGGGGTGCTGCACCGGCGGCGGTCAGCGCCTCACGAAGGTCACCAGTAGTCATGGTGAGCGTGCCTTTCTCGGCAGAAGCGGGAATGACGAAGCCCCACGCCGCGGGTTGCGGGTGGGGCTGGGTGACCATCTCTGCCGAGCGGCACCAGCCGGGCTGGCTGGCGGTCAGGAAGTGCGTGAAGGCCCGTACAGGCCTGGGGTGTTATTCGGCGGGGATCGCGCCGCGGGCGCCGAGGATCGCGCCGACCGTGGACGGGCCGACGTGCGCCCTCCACTCCTCTTCGGTGTACTGGTGCAGGGGCTTCTGCGGCCAGCCCTCGGGCAGGCCGGACGGGCCGTTGCCGGGTGCGGTGGAGGCCTCGGCGACGAGCCCCTTGCGGGTCGGGCCTCCGGTCGTCTCGACGTGCTCCTGGATCGCCTTCGGCAGCGCCGCAGCGACGCCCTCGGCGACGAGCCGCGCGATGCGCTGCTCCTCGGTCTCCGTCACCTCCGCGGCCGGGGCCACGGTCTGCGCTTCGGCGACCGGCTCGGCCGGGGCGGTCTCTGCCGCCGCGGCAGGGGCGGTGGGCGGGGCGACGCGGGCGAGGAGCTGTGCGAACTGCTCGTCGGTCAGGTGGACCCCACCAGCGGCGGGGACGGCAGCGGTCTCAGCTGCCGGGGTGGTGGACTCCGCCATGGCGGGCCCCTCCTTCTCTTTGGTGGGGTTGTCGGCGGCCGGTGTCTCCGGCGCCGAGGTCTCGGTGAGGGCGTGCTCGGCCGCGGTCTCCATCGCGTCGTCGTCGCCGTCGTCCTCGTCGGTTTCGCCCTTGCAGTGCATGCACGACTCGCACTCGCATGGGCAGCCGCCGGGCGTGGCGGGGATCGCGCAGCCGCATCCGCACGGGCATGTGGTGCCGGCCGCGCTGGCGGCGGCTCCGTCGTCGTCCGGTTCGCCGGGCACGTCGACGTCGGCGTCCAGGTCCGGGTCGATGTTGAGGATGGCCTGCAGGGCGCCCGCCATCGCCGCACGGCCGACGGCGTCGAGGTCGTGGGGGTCGAGCGAGTACGAGGACACGGTGACCGTGGTCGGCCCGTTCGTCAGCGAGACGTACAGGTTGCCGGCGTCCGCCGAGTCCATCCCCCAGCACTCGGCGAGCGCCTCGGTCACCGCGGTGGCGGGCTCGATCAGCCAGCCCTCCTGGGTGGCTACCGTCACGCCGAAGCTCTTCAGCGCCTTCACGATGCGCTGCTTGATCCGCTTCAGCTGCGCGGACGTGTAGGCGCGGGCGTTGTCGGCCTGGTTCACGTAGCTCCAGGCAGCCTTGGCCCGAGCCTTCGTGTCGATGGGGTACCGCTTCTTCTTGTCGGCCTGGTAGCCCGGATCTGCATACGGGCCACCGCCCGGCACCGGTGTCTCCGCCTTCGGCGTGTCGGCCTCAGTCGTGGTGGTCACCAGCGCCTCCTGCACTGACTCGGTGATGAGCACCCGCCCTTCGGATGCCGTCTCCGCCGGGGCGCTGGAGCCCTCGCGGGTGAAACTGTCGACCCGCGCACCAGGAACGCCGGGCTTCCGGGTGAAGTCCAGGCCATCAATCTCTAGGTCGTCGGCCGTTTCCACTGGCACGCCGTCCGGGCCGGGCTGCCGGCGCACCTTCCCGACCCAGGCGCCGCGGATGGAGACGCCGTCGAGGTACGGAGGCCCGTCGGTGCCATCGACCAGCGTGGCGATGGTCCGGGCCTCTTCGGTGTCGGCCAGGTCCGCGGTGTACTGGGCGCGCCCGTCGTCGAGCTGCGTGAGGGAGGTGAGCCGGCCGACGATGAGGGTGGAGTCGTCGTCGGCTGCGTGGTGGGTCAGCATCGTCAGCGGGGCGCCCCCTTCCTTGATGCGGGCCGCAGCTCGGGCGCAGGCCCGGCCGATCGCTTCGGCGGTGTACAGCCGACCGTTGCGGGAGACTCCAGGGACGAGTGCGATGCCGGAGAGGGTGCCGATGCGGGCCACAATTCACCTCCCCATCAGGGCGATCGACGTCTGCGGGTAGACGGGGTTGGTGCCGCCGAGCGTCCAGGTGACCCTGCCGTAGGACGGGAGGACGAACGCCGCGCTCGTGGAAGAGACGTTCGGCATGTGCAGGCCCACAAAGGCCGACCCGCGGCCGGCGCTCGTCGTCAGCTGGGTGATCTTTGCGACGGTCGGGTACCAGTTGCCGTCCGGGTCCTGTACGTCGAGGCCGACGTCGAGGGTCGGGTTGGTGCCGGTTGGGGTGCCGATCACGGTGACGGCGAGCCACACGTCGCTGACGTCGATCAGGTTGATGACCGGGCCGTTCGTCGTGGCCGCGCCGGACAGGGTCTGCGGCGTGCCGGATTGGGTCAGGTTCCACAGGACCCGGGCCGGGCGGTAGATGCTCATTCAGGTCTCCAGGTCAGGCGAACCAGCCGGCGAAGTGGCTCAGGGACAGGGCGGCGGCGTAGCAGCAGCGGCAGTACGGGTGCGTGGGCAGATGCGGTACGTCGAGCGTGTTCCACGGGCTGCCGACCTCGTAGTCGGCGCAGGCCTGACAGACACGGCCGTCGCCTGCGGTGATGACGTCGATCTGCTGGACGCCCTCGGACTGGTACAGGCGCAGTGCGCCTTCGTCAGCTGCGGTGGTCATGGCCCAGTCCACGGTGAACGCGACCGCATCCACGTCGGTGGAGGTGAGGACGTCCATGGCGGCGGCGACCATCTCGTCTCGTGACGCCCCGTCTTCGGCCGCCCGCGCGAGGACCCGGCCGAGGTCTCCGGCCGCCCGGTCGATCATGCGGCCGAGCCAGCCGTCTGCTTGGCCCCACAGTTCGTCGAGGTGTTCCAGGGCTTCGTAGGCGTCCTTGAAGGCGATGTTCCAGTCCAGGCCGATGGCGCTGGCGCGTTCGGCGGCGATCGCCACGGCGTTGACCATGCCTTCGGCTTGTCCGGCGGCGATGGCGTTGCGGATGGTGGTGCGGAGGTTGGTCCAGCCGGTGAGGTCGGCGAGCGCGCGGAGCATGGCCCGGGCGGCGGCGAGGGCTTCGGCGGAGAAGTCGCTGAGCGCTTCTGCGAGGATCGTGCGGCCTCGGAAGGCGGTCACCATTGTGGTGACGGTGTCGCGGTCGATGAGGGGGCGCCAGGCGTCTGCGACGTGCCGGGTGTGTTCGGCTTGCTTCGCCTCACGGCGGGCGAAGAGTTTCGCCCACATGCCTTCGAGTTTCCCGAGGTCGATGGTGACTTCGAGGATGCGCGGGTCGTCGGCGCGCTCGATCGCCGTGTCCACGGCCGCGCGGCTGGCGGCCTTCACTCGTTCGGTCATCGGCCCCCCTGACAGGGCCCATCCGGCAGCGAACGCCTCCCGGGCGAAGGGCTCGATCGGATGTGGCATTGACACCCCCACGTGACGGCCAGCGGCGATGCCAACACCTATGCGGTTCAGGGAATCCGGCGAGCGGCCTCGCGTCGAGCTCGTGCGCGCTCTCGCATGCAGGTCCGACACTTACGGCCGGGTGTCTTTCGATTGCCGCCCCGTTCGAGCGCCGTGTTCGCTTCGTCGTATGGGTGGCCCTGCGGGCAGTGAGTCTTCCGGCCGGGGCGCCCCTGCGCGCGCCACTCGTCCCACCACTGCCGTTTAGCTTCAGCGACCTTGGCCTGAGACGCGGGGTTGTTCATGGGCTGGAGGTCCCGCGCCTTGGCCAGCTCGCTGAGCTTGGCTCGTGTTTCGTCTGAGGTGACGCTGCCTGCCGCGCGCCAGGCAGCCCACCGCTTGGTGGCAGCTTCGGAGACCGCCTTCTTTGTCGCATCAGGGATGGTCTTGCCCTTGTGTACTCGGCTTACGGCTTCGCGACGGGCGGGCTCTTTCATGCGTTTGAGAGCAGCTTGCCGGATGCGCTCCCGAGCCTCGGGGGAAAGAACGTGACCCAGGGTCCCGGGGCCGCCGTCGGTGGCGTTAGTCAGGCGCGCGCCCTTGGCCCGGTATGCGGCGATCCATCGGCGTTCTGCCTCCCCGTGGGTCTCGATTGGAACGACCTCGATCTCCGTCATCAAGGGCGAGACGCCCGCTCTCAGTAGAGAGCGGATCCACCGACTCTTGTGGTCTTGGCGACCGGCATCAGAGATATGGCCTCGAAGTCGCGCGGCCAGTGAGCGAGTTGTGACTCCGACATAGCGAACTTCGCCCGACCGCGGGTCGCTCAGTGTGTAGATCCAGGCCATCCCGCCTTGTACATTCATGTACATCAGTGTACCTGGAAGGGCTTCTCTGTACTCTGGCGTCATGAAAGAAGAGCCTGTCGAGATGAGCACCGCCGAAGTGCGCACGAACCTGGCGGACGTGATCAACGCGGCGGTCCGAAACCGGATCACCTTCGTGACCAGTCGCGGGCGCCGTGTGGCGGCGGTCGTCCCGCTCTCCATCGCTGAGAAGGCGGTACAGCAAGACGAGTCCTAGCCGATCCGCTTCTTGATCAGAGCTGCGACGTCCTTGGCCCGCAGTGGATGGTTCGGCGGATCCGGCGGCTGCACCACGACAGGTCCTGGGTCAGGCGGCTGCTCGCTCATCGACACCTCCCGGCAGGCTGGCCAGCGCTTCTCGCAGACGGCGCCGATAGAGGGCGCGGGCCGACTCCTCCGGCTCTTCCGGCAAGTCATCGTCCGGAGTGCCGTCGCCGTCAGGCTCTGGCGGAACACCGCCCGCGAACGCCTTCAACTGTGGTGGCACGGGCGCCGGTTCCGGCTTCTCAACGGTGACGGGTTCGCCATGCTGCGGGTCGGCCGGCTCCAGAGCAGTGCCCTTGAGCTTGGACGCGATGCCGGCCTTGGACGCGGCGTCCATGTCGGCCCACTTGACGAGGTTCTCCCGGTCGACGAGCACCGGCTGGTCGCCGCCTTCGACCGCGGGTTCGCCGATGTCGGCGCGGTAGCGGTCCAGAGTCCAGGAGCCGTTGCGGAGCCGCAGGTCGCGGATCTCCTCGACGGTCTTGGAGTCGCGCATGTCGATGTCGCGGAACTTCAGCTTCCAGCCCTCGACCCCGAAGCCGATCTTCGCCAGCGCGTAGTTCAGCGCTTCCAGTACCAGTTCGGCGATGGGCTGGCAGGTGTTGACCATGAACGTGCGATCCTGCGCCTCACCCGTGCCGCCGCCCAGGTTCCCCGACTCGATGATGCCGACCTTCGCCGGAGGCACACCGTAGGCGGCGATGATCTCGTCGCGCTTCTGGTCGAGGAACTGGAGGTAGTCCATCGTGCGGGACTGCGCCAGCTCGTTGACGGTGGCGCCGCCCTTGGTGTTGATCGGGTTGCCGATGTTGCGGGGACCGATGTTCCGCTGCTGATACATCGCATTCCAGCGGTTGATCTCCGACGGGGATGCGGACGCCGGGTGGTCGACGTGGATCTGCGGGGGCGCACCCTTGCGGAAGATTTCCTTCGAGGTGGCGGCGGCGAACAGCCATGCCGTCATCGGCAGCAGGGCGGCCTGCGTCGGCGACACACCGAACACCGAACTACGCGGCGAGTCCAACGAGATGTGGATGACTTCGCGCGGTTCGAACTCTGCCCGCTGCCCCAACTCCGTGTACTGCACGTAAGAGGTGATAGCACCGTGCTCGTCCGCGATCGGCAGCATGCTCGGGCAGTCCAGCGAGTACAGGGCGACCGGCTGGTTCCCGATCCACACGACCTCGATGTAGGCGTCGCCGAACACCAGCAGGTCCACGATCACACCGCGGAGGATCTGCCGGATGTTCTCCCGCGGGTTGCAGAACGCCAGCATGCTCTCAAGGAGCTTCACCTCGGCCGGCTTGTCCGGGGTGTCTTCGTCGCCTTCACCGTCGTCGTTGTCCCAGTCGGTGACCAGGCCGCCGGCCGTGATAGTACGCGCGATCGCGTTGACGGATGCCCACGCCCAAGGGCAGGCCATGTAGGCCTCGTAGAGTTGGCCGAGCATGGAGCGGCGGTCGGTCTGGGTGGCCGCGCCGATGCCCTGGTTGGTCTCGGTGAGGCCACCGGGCCCGATGCCGTACTCGAAGCCGGAGCGTTCGGGGAGTTTGGCCAGGGCGGTCTCCAAGACCTCCGGCTCAGCACGCCGACTGTTGAACCACGACCTCAGACCCACGGGGATTCCACCGTCCTCCCCGCACGCGGCGTCGTCTCGTCGTCCTCGGGCCACCACGCATCATCCGAGGGGGCGGGAGCGGTCGGTCGGACCGCCATGGTCAGTCCGAGCGGCTGAAGCACCTCGGCGATCGGCTCTGCCGGCACATCATCGAGAATGACCATCTCCGGGCCTGTGCCCAGGTTGGTTAGGAGATAGCGCAGAGCATCGGATGCATGATCGTCTGCTGTCGTGTCGGCGTCCTCAGGGTCGCCCTTCGTGGCGTGTGGCAGGTCCGAGAGTTCCCGGTACAGCTCTGTCACCGTGGAGAAGACGTGCATCCTCGGGCAGGTGTCCCAGCCCTGCGCCCGGTGATGCGGGCAGGCCGGGCCCTCACCGAGGTAGGAGTGGACGCGCTGCCAGCCGTTGACGCGGCTGCCGGCGCCCTTCCCGGCCTGGGTGAGATGCACGCCGTTCTCGGCGTAGATGTGGGCGATCGGCTTGGCATCGCCGCGGGTGGCCCACATCGCGTCGTCCGCGAACCGGACGGCGACATGCTCGCCGTCAGCCTCGGCGGCGAGGATCTGCTTCGCCTGGTCGGACTCGCCGACCTGCGTGCGGTAGATCTCCCGGTACACCCACACGCGGCCGTCTTCGTCGACTGCAGCCCACAGTACGGCCCATGGCTTCGTGAAACCCCAGTCCAGCCCGTTGTACCGCTTCCACGTGGCAGGCAGCGTGATCGGTTCGACGACGTGCCGTTCGCGTTTGAGCTCGGGGAACATCTGGCCGGCGAACACGTCCCAGTCACCGTCCAGGAATGCGGCGCGTAGCTTGTCGGGGAGTGCCTTGAGGTCTGCGGCGTACTCCGGGTTCACGTGCGGGTTGTCGGATAGCCGGCTCGGGATGAAGCGGACGTTCCTGCCTCGCTCATCAGTTACGACGCTGGCACCGTATTTCGTCGGCTGGATGTAGCGGGCTTTCACGGCGCCGTGGCCGGCGCCTCCCGGGTTGGTGCCGGACCGGATGCCGATGACTGGTACCTCGGCGCGGCCGGAACGGATCCGGGATTCCAAGAAGGAACACACGTCAGGCGGGGTAAGGGTCCGCTCGTCGAAGGTGAGTTTCTGGTACTGGCCACCCTGCCGACGGCTGGCGTCCTTGACGCTCTCTGCGTAGCGGAACATCAGCAGTGAGCCGTTCGGGAACCGTAGTTCGTACTCGGTGCCGTTCCAGGAGGCTCCGAGGGCCGCCGCGTACTCGACCTGTGCCAGTTCGGCGAGGAGGCTTTCCTTCAGTTCGCCGTAGGTCCGGCGGAACGCTCCGATACGGATGCCGGGGTGGCGGACGCAGTCAAGAAGATCGTCCATGAGCAACGCTTTGGTTTTGCCGCCGCCAGCTGCGCCGCCGTACAGGACGTCGAACTCGGTCGCCGCATGGAACTCTTGCTGCTTCGGCGTGGGGATGTAGCCGAGGAGGCCGAAGACGTCTATGTGACGGAGGCGTTCGGCTTCGCGGCGTTGTAGCTCAGCCTGGAGCTTCTTCAGTTCCTGCAGCCGCTTCAGTTTCAGGGTCAGTAGCGGCGATTTGGGCGTTGAGGTCGGCGATGGCGGCTTCGATGGCATCGATCGTCATCACCTCCAGCTTCTGCGGGGCGTCGAGTCCGCGGAGTTTCGCGACGCGATTGAGGATCTTGATGAGGCGGTCGATGGCTTGGAGGCGGGGGCCGTCGTCGATGAGGGGGCGCCCGGTTTCGGGGTCTTCGACGATTCGTCCGCCGGGGGCGACTACGTAGTGCGTGGCCCGCATGACCTTGTGGGCTTCCTCGGCGAGGTAGTCGAGTTCTTCGAGTTGCTCTTCGCGGTACACCTCGACGCTGGCGTGCTGGGCGGCGATCGAGTATTCGAGGGCGCGGGTGAAGTCCTTGCGGGCGGACTGGATGCTGCCGTAGCCGAGTTCTTCGTAGAAGTCGGCGTAGGGGACCTTGCGGCGCCGGTATTCGACGAGCTTGGCGCGGCGCTGCGCGAAGTCGATCTGGAGGACGCGGTTGGGATTCATCAGGCGCCTCCGGTCTGCCAGTGCTCGGGGAGGCGGCTCTCGATCGGGGTGTCGGTGGCCGGCTTGGGGTGGGGTTCGGGGGTGCAGTCGCAGCCGTCGACACCGTCTTGATTGGGGGCGGTGCAAGCGTTGTGGTGGATGTGGGCGGCGGCGTCCATGCGGATGGCGTGCTGGGCGCAGGCGTAGAGGGTGCGGGTGTCGTCGCTGCCGTCGGGGAGTGGCGGGAACACGGGGGGCGGGAGTTGGGGGTTGGCGATCAGGAGGGCGTGGTCGCGGCGCTCCTGCTCCAGGGCGACGTGTTCGGCGAGTTCGCCGTCGGTGAGGCGGCGGCGCCAGTTCACGACTGCCGGTTCACCGCACGCCCCGCACGCCGGGCCCGCAGATGCGGGGGGAAGTTCGGCGGGTGCTGCGGGTGCGGTGTCGGGCGTGAGGGTGTCCACCAGGGTCTCCTTCCAGGTCATGTGGCGTACCAGCCCCAGCTGGTGCCGTTGTAGAGGGCTTGGACGCGGAGACTCTGCCCGGTGGCGAGTGCGGCGGTTGTGGCGCCGGTGCCGCTCGTCGCGTAGATCAGCTGGCTGGACGTGGTGGCCACGGTCAGCGTGCTGTTGCCGACGTTCTTGAACACGTACTCGACCGGATTGAACGACGCGTCCGGCAGAGTGCCCGTGAACGCCCCACCCGCTGTGGTGTCGCAGACCAGCGTGCGGTCCAGCGGGTTGCAGGTGAACGCACCCGTCTTGCGGCTTACCGCCCTGGGGACCTGCCCGTTGACGAACTCGATACCGCACGCACTCGACGTCGAGAAGCCGCTCGGGGTGAACAGGCCCGTCAGCTTTACCCTGCCGAGCGCCGCGGCGACCGCCCCGGTGGAGTTCCCGCCGACGTTTGGGGTGCCCGACTCGGTCTGCAGCTGGTCGATGTCGACGATCGGGCCGACACCGGAGGAGCCGGCGCCGATGATGTACAGCTCGTGCGTGCACGCCTCGATGGAGGCTTGCAGCGCTTTCATGGCGTGGGTGGCGCCCACGGACCCGAAGTAGGTGCCGACGGCGCACAGGCCGGCCCAGCAGTACAACGCCATGTAGCGGTCGGCGAGGCCGTGTTCGGTGAGGAACATGGCGTAGGTGTAGCCGCCGCCGATGGATACGTTGCGGACGATGTTGTGGTCGTTGTTGCCGTTCGATGGCAGGAGTAGGCCGATGGAGAGGCCGGTGCCGAAGAGGGCCGGGTTGCTGTAGTCGGTGGAGGGGGAGGCGACGGTGCCGAGGGTGCCGCCGCCGAGGTTTTCGACGTAGGTGTTGGCGCAGCCGTACAGGTTGGCGATGCCGTAGGTGAGGCCGAAGCTGCTGTGGGTGGTGCCGATGGCGAGGTTCTTGATGACCGGCATGATGTTGCTGTAGAGGGCGCTCGCCCCGTACCCGAAGCCTTCGCTGGGTCCGCTGATGACGCCGGGGTTGCCTGCGGTGTTGATGCTGGAGATCTGCGCGGACGTGGACGCGTACACGCCGAAGCTGATGAGGCAGGATCCGGCGTACTGGGGGACGGTCTGGAGCCAGTGGCGGACGGCTGCGGCGCCGTCGGTTTCGCCGCGGAATTCCAGGATGCGCTTGTTTGCCGTGGCCGGGTACACGCCGAAGACGATCTGTCCGTTGCCGCTCTTGGAGGTGTTGAGGGCTCCGGCGATGATGTAGGGGCGGGGCGGGAAGTACACCTGGGCGTAGGTGTGACTGGCCAGGTAGGTTTCGGCGGCGTTGACGGCGGCTTGGATGGCTGCGGTGTCGTCGGTGCCCCAGATGACGACCGCGCCGCTGACTGCTCCGCCGGAGGCGTTTGCGGCGTTGAGGGTGACCTGGGTTGCGGATTGGCGGCTGGCGATCGTCGTGATGAGGGTGGTGACTCCGGTCGCGGCGGCGCCTTTGACGCTGATGGCTTTGCCGACGTCGCTGTCCTGGAAGTTCGCGGTCGCTGAGGTGAGGATGGCGGTTCCGGAGCCCATGGCGCCGTCGCCGACGACTTGGGCGTCGCCTTTGGCGCTGTAGGGGGCGCGGGTGACGTCGAAGACCCAGGGCTTGTCGACGTAGAACTTGGGGACGAGTTGGTTGTCGAAGCCGGGCTCGAAGCCGGGGCCGACGGGGTAGAAGTCGGCGAAGGTGAGCTGGCCGGTCTTGGTTTGGTTGCCAGTGAGGCCGACGTAGGCGGCGTTAGCGCGGTTGACTTCAGCGGCGATCTCGTTGTCGCTGTAGGTCTGCGCGCTGGCGAGTGCTGCGGCGGCTGCTCCGGATGCGTCGAAGTCGCCGGTGGCGTGGGTGGCCGCGGTGCCGAGTCCGAGGTTGGTGCGGGAGGTCGCGGCGGATTGGACGTCGGAGAGGTTGTTGGCGGCGAGCAATGCGCCGACGGCTCCCCCGCCGAAGGTGATGCCCGACCCGGGCCACGCGCCTGATGTCTTGGGCCCGTAGAGGACGGCGCTGGTCGGGTAGTTGGTGGTGTTGATCCAGTAGTCGCCGTCGATGCCATCCGACGCGAGGGGGGTGCGGGCGCCGCTCAGGACGGCGTTGCCGCGGGGGCCTTGGACGCCGGTCGGGGAGACGATCACGTTCGGCACGGCGTCTCCCCTTTCAGGCTGCGGCGACGAGTTGGGTGTTGAAGATGCCGTCGACCCAGGCGACGGCTTGGGTGGTGCCGGGGTTGGACCAGAGCGTGTACGGTCTGGCGCCCTTGCCGAGTAGCGCGGTGGCGGCTGGGTTGAGGACGACCATCACCGTGGCCGTGACCGTGTCGACGGTGATGTAGCCCTGGGCGCTCACTGTGGTCGTCACCTGGACGAGGGCGGGGCTGGCCGTGTCGTTCACGGTGGGCCGGATGACGAACTCCCACGTCCAGCCAGTGACGTTCACGGGTGTGCCGTCGTCGTTGACGAGCTGGAAGGCCTGCGCCCACTGGCTACCGGCGGCGGCCGTGGTGTTCCACTGGTTCGGGAGGCTGGCCACCGCTCACCGCCTCACCTGGATCTACGAGAAATCGCGTGCGGTGAACTGATGACCGCAGCAGTGGAAGATCTCCGACGGGCGCGCACCGCAGCCTGGGTGGGATTCGTTGTGGGAACCGCCGCTTCTGTTCCGGTCGATCAGCCGGATGAGGTCGGCGAGTGAGTGCTCGTCGCCGCTCTCGTCCACGATCCGGCCGGAGGCGGCCCGGCTGAGCCAACTGGTGAAGGCCGCACCCTGAGGCCAGTGGGACTCGGCACGGAAGAGGAAGCGCCACCCGATGCTGCTCTTCCCGAGGTGATGCCGTTCCACGGCGGTGCAGTGCTCGCACGCGTTCGGGCACGAGGAGATCTCAACGTAGTAGTTGGTGCCCACGGCTACTCCGTCGGGAGTGGGTTGGTGTTGGGCCAGGTGTGGTCGTCGTCGAGTGGCCGTGTGTGCACGAGGTGGACGGCGTCCGGGTGGCGTCCGTCGGGGTCGGTACTCCAGTGGACGCAGCGGAGCTCAATCTGGACGCCGTCGACGTCGAGCGTGTCGGTGGCAGGGCAGCGAACGGGCACCGGGCCTCCTCAGTGGGCTTGCAGGACGTGCACGGCGGTGGGGAGGAGCCACAGGCCGAGGGCGGCGTAGGCGAGCCGGTCACGCGGGACGTTGTTCGGCATGGTCGCGGCCAGAGCGAACAGGACGAGGGCGGTGACGTAGCAGAACACGGTGAGCACGACCGCCTCCTACGCGTCGAGGACGGCGAGCAGCAGGCGATCCGGGATGTCGGCAACCTGCACGGCCGACCAGCCGTAGTGACGCATCAGCACCCAGCGGATCAGGTCGGCGCAGGTCACCGGCCGCCCCCGTCCATGTAGTCCTGGGCGTTCAAGTGCGGGAACTCGCGGTGCCACTTCTTCACGTACCGGCGAGCCTGACGGGCGGTAAGCACGACCTGGCCACGCGGGTCTTGCCCACGCTGCCGCGCGTACGCCTTGACCCGCTGCCAGCTCGTCATCACAGTCCCCGTGTTGGTGGGTGCCGTCTGCGTTACGCAGCCTGCACGCCCTCGGGAAGCGGGGGCGTGCGGCCGGGGCCGGCGTCGGTGGCTGCGGGGAGTTCGCGAAGGTCGTAGCGGGCGTCTCTCTTGCGCGCGTTGGGTGCCCGGTGGGTGGTGATGCGGCCTTCTGATGCCCACCGCCAGATGGTTCCGACGGGGCGTCCGGTCCAGAGGGCGGCTTCGGCGGCGGTGACGAGGATGGGGTCCATGGGCGCACCCCCTGAAACGCGAAAATGGATCACCTTGTGGGGGTGATCCATGCGACTCGTTGCGCCATTGGATCAGATAGTTACTTCGGTCTCATATCTCTGTCAAGCTGGGCTTCTTGCGGATTTACACGCTGTATCTCTTATACTTGCGGAACGGTTCGTGGCGAGGAACGGCACTTCAAGTCACCGTTCAAATGCAAGGGGTTACCCATGTCCGACGCCGCGATCGAAATCACCCGAGTAGGCACCGAAACGCTCCTCGTTCCCATCGTCGGAACGAGCCCCCTCATCGTTCACCGCTTCAGCGAAAAAGCGAAGCGGCAGATGCTGGACGCCATGCAGGGCCGGAAGTCACCGAAGCAGGCCAAGGACCCGAACGCCGAATACGAGGCCGCGTTCTACCGGCTGAAGGACGGCGGTTTCGGCTTTCCTGCCCTCGCCTTCAAGGCGGCAACCGTCGGCGGCGCCCGCTTCTATCAGGGCGTCACCATGACGGCCCTGAAGCAGTTCCTGTTCATCCACGGCGAGGAAGGCGACGACGGCCGCGCACTGACCCGCATCGAGGGCGACCCTCTGATGCGTGAGGACGTCGTCACGGTCGGCCGGAACGGCTCGGACCTGCGCTACCGGCCGCAGTTCTCCGAGTGGCGCACGACCCTGGAGATCCGCTACGTCACCTCGGCGCTCACACAGGGCTCGGTGCTCTCGCTCATCGACGCGGGCGGGATGGGCGTTGGGGTCGGCGAGTGGCGCCCGGAGAAGGACGGCGACTTCGGCACCTACCGGGTGGACCCGGCGCGTGAGGTAGAAATCATCAGGGACTCCGGGGAGTTGGTGGCTGCATGACCGTGAATACGGTGGATCTGCTTCTGTCGATTCGGTCGGCGAACGGCGGGGTGTTGACGCCTGAAGCCGTGGTAGACGCAGCCCGGGACTCGACGCATCCGCTGCATTCGCGGTTCGAGTGGGACGACTCTGTCGCGGCCGAGAAGTATCGCCGTGAGCAGGCTCACGTTCTGATTCAGAAGGCGAAGGTTGCCTATCGGTCTGATGGCGATGGCCCTCCGAGGCTGGTCCGGAAGTTCGTCGCCATCCAGGCTGGTGAAGGTCACGTCTTCGACCCGGTCGAGGAAGTTGCCGAGGACCCTTTCCGCACCAAGCTGGCTCTCGCCAACATGGAGCGTGAGTGGAAGACGCTCCGACGGAAGTACGAGGAGTTCGCGGAATTCGTCGAGATGGTGCGGCGAGATCTCGACGCCGCGTGACGTGGCAGGCCCGGTAAGGCAGTTCAGGGCTTGGCAGGGCATCGTTCGGCAGGCTGGGTTCGGCGCGGTGTGTCCAGGAACGTCATGGCACGGCTTCGCGCGGCAGGCAAGGTTAGGCGCGATCTGTCGTGGCAAGGTCGGCACGGCGTGGCAGGCGCGGTTCGGCTAGGTCCGGCGGGTCTTGTCTCGGTCTGGCAGGCGGGTCCAGGCGGTGCATGGTCGGGTTGGGTTGGGCTCGGTAGGGTATGGCAGGCGCGGCTGGGCGGGTTCAGGCACGGTCAGGCGCGGCGCGGTAGGGCAGGCATGGTGTGGCTAGGCGAGGCATTGCCAGGCGAGGTACGGCAGGCTAGGTCCGTCCAGGTATGGCATGGTCCGGCAGGGTTGGGCGGGGCTCGGCAGGCGCGGTTTGGCTCGGCATGACTGGGCCCGTCCAGGCGTGGCAGGGCTCGGCCTGGCAGGCACGGCTTGTCTCGGCACGGCTCGGCGGGGCGGGACGTGGCTTGCCACGGCAGGCACGACAGTGGCGGCGTAGGGCTTCCTATGCCGCCACAACTGGCTCCGGGAGCCCCCGCAACTCAGCCCCGAGTCGCAGCCATTCGTCGCGGCCCCATCGCGTCCCGCACCCGTTGCAGCGGATCAGCAGCGCGAACGGCGACACCTTCAGCCGTTCCCCGCACGGTGCGCCGGTTTCGTCGTCGACGACCGGACATACGCCGATAGGGACGCGCTGATCGGGGACGTCGTTGACGATCGCTTCGGCCTGCCGGTGCAGGACTCCGATCAGCTTCAAGTCAGGGGCGACGTAGGGGTACTCGGCGCACGCCCACCGCATGTTGTTGACGATCACCTCAACCGTCCCGGCGAGACTGGCCTCGTACCCGCCACGAACGGGCAACTGCTCCCAGTCGAGAGCGATCCGCCACCGCTGCTCGATCCCCAACAGCATCGAAACGATCCCGCCCGGGCCGCGGAGACTGAGCGGTTGGAGGGCGACGGGAAGCGGCGCGCTGCGGCTCGTCGTAACACGGCCGGTGGGGCCCGGCGCGCGGCCCGGGCGGAGTGCGGCCTCAAGCCGGCGGTAGAAGTCGGGGAACACTCGGACTTGTTCGGTGGCTCGGTCTTCGCAGACGAAGCAGACGGGCCGCCCGAGTTCCTTGGCGTGGAGGAGGCGGGGGCAGTGGGTGCAGCGGTAGGCGGGTTCCTGCTCGTCGCTCACTGCCTGCCTCCCATGCCTCCGGTGAGGACGGCTATGACGATCTGCATGGCCTGCTGCTCCGTGAATCCTGCCGCGACTTGGGCGAGGAAGAGTTCGTGGAGCTGGACGGCGCCTGCGGCAAGTTCGGTGAGAGGGTCCTGCGGAATCTCGGGCACGTTGGGCCTCCCGTGGTGCATGAGGGTTGTGGGCCCATTGTGCACCCGCAGCTAGCAGTCGGGTGCTAGCGCAAGAGTTCGCGGCCCTCGCAGCCGCATGGACCGAACCGCCATAGGCGCTCGTAGCCGCCATGGTCCCCGTCGTCGAGAAGCGGCCGATGAAGCCTTCGCAGTCGAACGTGAGCGTAAAGGACTCTCGGCCCGCACCACAGAGTGGGCAGCGGAGGCGATCCCACTGCCTGGCGCGCATCAGGGAGTTCAGGCGCAGCATGTCGAGCGGGTGAATGACGGGCGTCGTGACGGTGAGGTAGTCGCCTATGTGGTCCGGGGTGTGGTCGCCGTCGTGGCCGCACCACAGGCCGCACTGCTCGTAACTCTGGTCAACGATCCAGCAGCACTGGTGGGGTGGGTCGAGGTGATTCGGGGGCGCGAGGGCTCCGGAGGCCAGAAGCCGCATCATCAGGGCATCGGTCACGGCGCTGCCTCTCGCTGCCGTTTCTCCCAGCATCTGCCGCACTCGCCTGAGGGGGTGCACATGCACTCCGGCCAGTCGGGCTTCTTCGTCTCCTCGGTCCAGCCCCAGCCCTCGGCGAGGTTGCGGATGGTGGGGCACGGCCAGACCTTCTGGTAGCCGACCGGCCCCAGGCCGGGGCGGATGGTGTAGCAGCCGCAGACGAGGCACCTGCAGATCCCATCGAAGTCGGCAGGTGTGGGCTTGTGCTCTTCGAGGGTCTTCCGGTCGGCGGCAATGCGGCGCAGCACGGCGGCAGGGTCATGCCGGGCCGCATGCACGAACTGCGGCATAGGCGACCACGCGTCAGAGTCCGCGCCGTCAGGCACGGCTGAGACCACGGCGCCCCACATGCCACTCATCACGTCCGGCGGTCGCGGCAAGCCGGGACGGAGAGCAACGAGGAGTTCCTCGTCACCGTGTTCGCTGCGGGATGCCTCCCACTCGTCGCCAGCAGGCGAAGGCAACCAGGCGCCGGGTCCACCGACCACGGTTCCCCCGCTTGCAGCTTCCGCGTCCCGCTGGGCCGCATCCAGGGTCTCCCGCAGCCACACCACCATCCCGTCCGTCACGGATGCGTCCTCCTTGCCGTGCCGCGCAGCCCACGCCCGGTACTTGGAGCGCCACGTGCCGAGCGTGATGGGCTGTTCCTCGTGCTCGTCGTCCCACACGATCCAGCAGCCAGCCCGGTCGAACGCGGCCCGCACGTCGGCGAGGAGCGGCGCGAGATGCTCGGCGTCTGCTTGCCCCCAGCTTCCGCCCTCGTGGAGGAGACGCCACACCTCGTACTCCGTGTCCTGCATCCAGCCAGCGCAGTACGCCAGCTCGGACACGTCGGACATCGCTTCGGCGAGGGCGCGCTCATCCGAGGTGAGTTCTCTCATCGCGCGGCCGTCCACTCGAACCGGATCCCGGCCGCGCGGAGATCCGCGGGGATCAGCTCCTCGGTCATTTCCGCCGCGAACCGTGGCCCAGCCTCAGCAAGCCACGCCACATACGCGGCCTCCCGCGCGGCAGCGTCAAGCTGCATCTCGCTCAGGAAGGCAAGGAAGGTGTTCAGAGGGTCGGGACAGTTCGTCACGACAGCACCTCTGTGACTGTGTACGACGGCTTCGGCTGATGGC